TGTTGGGTGGAAGGAGAGTGCGTGGGGAGTGTATCGTCTGGCCTCCATACCCGCAACCCATATACTCCGTCCTCAATGACGTGCCTGCACAGCACGTCTACCTTGATGCGCTCAGCCTCTCTCTTGAGCATCTTCTCCATACGCACCCGGTCAATACACGGGATAAAAAACGACGTGCCGGGCTTAAACCTAGTCCACTTGATCAGGATCGGCAGGTTGTAGATCTTCATTGTTGGCCTTGAGTAAGATGTCCTCGTTGAAGAATTCCAGCTTGCTTGTGTCAAACCACAAGCACATAGACCCAGCGTTGCTGCTGGCTGTGGTACCGGCAAACATGCGCTTGCTGCGAGATACTTCTTTACCGGCGTGGACTATCAAAGACTTGTTCTTCTTGTAGGGGGCAATGACCTCCTCAAAGTTCATCGCAGCCTTGCCCACCTCGGCGCGAAACACGCTGGTAGCCACGAACAACATCTTTGTGTCTGGCTCATAGCGGATCGACAGCGCCCCACGGGGTTCCTTGATCGGGCCAGACTCCATGTTGGTACGCTTATCTCGGGTGCCATTGATGACCAAAATCTCCGAGAACTTTCGCTGCAACAGCAGGCCCAAGAACTCGTCACTGTCAAACACGATTTCTCTGTTACGTGCACGGGCCTCCTTGATCACGCCTATAGCGTAGTCAAACACCGGCTGAATGGGGATGTCGTGCAGGCCAAGCTTCTTGGCGACCATGCCCCCAGTTATGCTCAAAGACATGATGAGCCCCCAGTACCGCTCAGACTGACGAATGCCAGCAGCCGTGTCCACACGGTCCCGGATGCCATTGAGAGTCTGCTCAACCGCCGAATACTGGCCAAGAATCGCCTGAGCATAGGGGGTGATTGCATGCCCGTAGTTCTGCATAAGCCGCTCAAAGTGAGCACGAGACCACGTTGCGTCATGGCTGGGGTCAGGCTCAATCGGCACCTCAAGGATGCGTTTCATCTCGCCATCAGGGAAACCCTTGACCGACAACAACATGTCGGTGATGTACCGGTTGGACGAGGTGATGATGCCGGTCTGGAACTTGGTGTTGTTGGACCGTTCTACGTTCTCGTGCTGCTTGAGACGGTGCTTGGCACGACCAGACGTAGCGTCATACACCTGCTGGGACATCTGGTCCCCGGGCATGTTGGTGATCTCGTCCATCGTCACGGCGAGGTTTTGCATTACGCCAAGCCGATTCATGCGCACGTTGTAGGTATCCTTGGGGACCAGCACCAGCTCCTTGGGCCGACCGTAGATGCTGTTGATAGCATGCAAGATAGTCGTCTTGCCGGTGCCGGACACGCGGTGCACCATGTTCAATACGAACCCATCTAGCGCAGTAAACTGCATAAGAGGAGCCCCAAACCCCATAAAGAACCCAAAGGCCCGACCTTCTAAGCCGGGGGTAGCATAGTGGTTGATTATTTCCTTCCATGTGTGGAAGTCGCCCTTAGCTTGGAAGTACGGAACGGTGGGTAGGGTAGCGGCTGAAGGAGGGCTGTACGTAATCTCTGTTGCACGGATCTCGCGGTCTCCAACAATGATCGCGGACTTGTCCTCTGTCCAACCGTACTGCTTGTAAGCTTGCTCAGCTTTTTTGGTTCTCATAAGTTCATGCATCCATGCGGTCATGTACTGCATCAATACTTCTTGCTTCTTACCAAGTACAGCAATGCCTTTCTGAGCAAGTATTGATACGCACCGATCTTTTGATGTAACAGAATTCATAGGGAGAATGAGCTCCCTAACTCCATCCATTGGGGTGTGAAACCGCACCCACAAAGAGTCCCCGTGGTCTGGATCTACCAGCCGCTTGACTACGTAAAAGTCGTACGGATACAGCAGCTCCTCAATGTCCTCGTCCTCTCGGTTCTTGGTGCGGTAATAGACACCGCCATTCTTGCCACGCATGAACGGAAACGGGTACTTAGGGATGACGTACTCCCTAACCTCCTTGGTGGCCTCCTCCTGCTCAAGAACCGTGCTCTCTTCAGTAGCCTCAATAACCTCCTTGCCCAACTGAATGGGGGAGGTGATCTTGCGGGGGCATCCTTTGCAACCTGCTGCGTACAGCTTCTTAAAGGTCTCGCAGGTATACGGCCCCTTGGTCTCATCGGCCTTGCGCTCGGTAACCTCCGGGGAGTACTCCGGGTGCTTACTAGACAGTATGTGGATAGCCTTATCTCGGTCCACGCACTGCTGAGCAATGCTCAACGCGCCACGCCACAACGGCTCCTCAAGCGTAGCTTGCTCAAGGTAAGCCCGTGCCAACTGTGCGCAGCCTGTGCCCTCAATAGACTTCTTGAGGATGGTCTTAAACCGTGACTGGCTGTTACCCATAAGTGACAAGGTAAGAGGGTCCAGTTGGCGTCTGAAGTTCGCCCTGTTCGCGCTGTTGAGGATGTCAACACTGGGCTCCAGCAGTCGCTGAACGGTCTCCCGATCCAGCGTAGGGGCTACGCACATCACCTCAACCCATATTGGGTTGGTCGGGTCCTTAACATGGAATGTCTCTGGGAGGCGCAGGATACGCGCAGCCTCACCAGTTACCGCAGGGTCTACCTTGAAGTCGTGCTGGACGCACAGTTCTTTAAGCCGCTCCGCATGCATGAGCCACTCGGTGCGGGGCATAGCCGTAGCACATACCCAATATATGTGTGCACCGACGCCAGACTTGACGATGGTTGGCTTGGGTAGTTGAGTGACCTTGCAGAAGTTGCGCAGTGCAGCCAAACCCTCTGTCAGATCAACAAAAGGCTTACCGGGGCCGCAGTCCAGATCAATATAAAAAGACTTCAGAGCTATGGCGTTCTTGATCGTGCGGCGACCTTCATCACCGTACTTGGCCATAGCAAAGAATGCGTTGTACGTGCCAGCTACAAACTCGTCCGCATGAGCACAAACAGTGTCTATGTCAGGGACAAACCGCTGGAGTACTTCTTTCTCGTCCTCACTGCCTCTGATACCCACAGTGCAATAGGACTCCCCAACTTCCAGAGGTGGAAGCACAAGGGACAGAAAGTCCTTACGTGAAATCATAGCCGTCCTTAAGTGCCGTCAAATAGAATGGGCAGGGGTGGACGGCGACACCCTCTTCGGTAGCTAACCTAGCCCATCTAACCGCTAAGACAATTTGATGAGCAGAGTCTCAACCTTGTCTATGTACTTATGCGACACAACCTGTCTACCAACAAACCACTTGTAAATAGTTGTGCGGCTAAGCCCAAAATATTCAGCTACATCCGCCACGGGGATATCTTTTGCTACGCAGAGTCTGCCGAGCTTTACGCCCAGCAGCATCGGGTTAGCCTCATTGATATCTTGTGCCGTGAACTTGGTGTAGCCGCGTCCCTTTCTAGGCATTAGTCATCCCACTCGGACAGGATCTGCGACAGATCAGCCTTACTAGCAGCCTCTTCGTTCTTCTTGGTGCTGCGCTTGACCGGCTCTTCAGCCTCAGTCTCAACTACAGTGGCAGCCTCAGCCTTAGGAGTCTCAACAACCGGTTTGGGCGGTGCAGCAATAGCCTTGGGACGAACCCCATCCGCTTCTGCCACGGTCATGGTGATCGCCTTCTTAGCAGATTCACTCTGGCCCTGACGGATCGCCACTTCATGCTCTGCTTGGCTCAAGAACCCAACGGCCTTGAACGTCAGCTTGGGTGTGGAGACGCTAGTATCAAAGCGCATCTCGGTCACAACCGCAGTGATAGGCAGGTTGCGGCTACCCAGCATCTTGCCGTATGCCTCCAACGGCCACTTGCCCTGCTCACCAGCACCGAAGATAGATGTAGACGGCAGCGTGATCTGGTAGATGTTGCCACCGATGTCATTGGCCAGAGTCACAGCCAGACGACGGCTGTACTTGCAAGCACGGCTGTTACCCTGCCCAGAGCCAGCGATGTTCTGAGGGCACTCCATGCAACGGGCCGACTGTGGCGATGCAGCCTTGGCATCAGGGAAGTCCCCGTCAGAAGACCAGCAATCAGGGGAGACAACTTCGCCGCCCTCTTCATAGACCTTTGAGTAGAACGTGCGGGACACCTTGGGGGATGCGTTGACGACAACCACGTTCATGTGGCGGTCCTCGTTCTTGGCAACCTCCTTACCGTTGACCAGCAAGCGCCACACACCGCCCTTGATAGAGATGCGCTTGGAGCCACCACCGGCACCGCCGCCACCCATCAAAGACTTTGTAACATCGTCAACCTGCAAGTCCCGCAAGTAGTCGGGCAGGTTGGAATCAATCGACATCAGTTCGTTGCTCATAAATACTCCTAGCGTTTTGTAATAACAATCGTGTACGAAGCATCAGCTTGTACGCCGGGTGGGTGCAGATCCGGGTTCTCTTCTAGAAACTGCGCCATGGTGTTGTTGTTGATACGGTGCTGCATGAGTGAGAAGGCATCGTGCTCCTTAAGAAACCGGAAGAACGAATCCCAATCACTAGTCCAGTAACGCTTGTTGGTACGTCGTGACACCGTGCCGTATTCAGTACGGATGGTAGACGCGCCTTGCTCTTTACAGATCTCAAGCAATTTCTCGGACACCGTATCAAGCTGCGCTTTGAGTTCGTCATCACGCGTAGCAAGCTCTTTACGGGCATCACGTATCTTTACGTATATCTCTGTCAGCTTATCTGCTGTTAGTGCACTCATCTTGTTTTCCTT